CGGGGGCTGGAAGTCACTTCCCGCATACCAGCGGTCAAAGCATCGTTCGGTGAAAACCAGCAAGCAGTAGTCCCCCACCGCGATAGGGTGAGCCGTGTAGCTGCCACCGCCCTGCATGAACACCGGGGGCACTTCAATGAAGTCAGGCAATTGCACAGACTCACCCTTCAGCACGCGATTGATGACAGGACGGCAATTGATCGTGGTGGCATGCACGGCTGTCACACGGGCAACGGTGACGGTGTGAAGATTCGCCAGTGCCTCAAACAGCTTGTCATCCAGTACCTGATAGAGTTCGTCCTTCATGCTCCCACCACCTTGTAATTCGGTGCCCGCTTCGCTGTGACCACTTGAGTCCAGTCATCGCCTGTGTAATCACCAGAGTAGTTTATCTGGTCGATGCGATATACACCGTTCAGGTCGGGAGCCGTGACACTCCCCAACTGACACAGACCCGCCACCTTCAATGTCGGGTTCATAATGGTCTGAAACGTCACTTCCCCTTTACTGGCCTGGGGAGTGTTCATCAACCCGGTGCGTGCGGTAACCAGCGGTGCCAAGTCACTGCGGACTTCATCATTGCGCAGCACGAAAAGCTGTTCATCGTCAATGAACATGGCTTCGTCGTCGTCCAGCATATCGGTGATCAGGCGGGCACTATTGCCCACCAGCACTTTCGGCCTGACCAACTGCGCATGTGGCGTGATAGCACCCTCGGCAGTGTTCGGCATGTCTCCCAGCGCGGCACGAATGGCCTGGTCCTTACCGCGCACTGTCACACTGGTGAAGCTGCTCAAGGCGTCCTTGCCACCGTCCAGGCATTCGATGGTGTTCACGAAGTCCGCACCTTCGCGCTGATGCTCACCCTTGTGGACGGAGCCACGAAACAACAACTGCATGCGCCCCTGGTAGCCCACAGACAGTTCCAGCGGAATGTACTCGTCTTCCTCTTCGTCCTTCACCAGCGCCAACCGGTTCGACTGACGCAGGTTCCAGACCTTCAGGATCAACTTGTTCAGCGACACATCCGTACTCTTGGTGGCGCTGAAGGTGATATTGATGGGCGGGACAACCACCACGGCTTGATTGCCGACACCGATGGTCAGTTGGTAGTCACGCAGGAACCGGATCACTCGAGCACCTCCAAACCACGCACGTCCACCATCTCGGCAGGCGTCACGAAGTAGAGTTCACAGCGCCCGGTCTCGAAGTCGTCACGGCGGAATGGATCAATGCCGGTATCGTCCGTCAGCACCACAGTGAAATCGAAAGGATAGTTGAAGCTGCGCACGTGCAACACCGATGCACTCAGCTTGATTCCCCGCTGCACTTTGTCTTGATACTCCACGTCCATGACCCATATCTGCACCACGGGCAGGAAGCGCAGCGACAGAGTGACTTGATCGTTGCCGATCAGCAGCGTATGACGCTGGTGCGGGTCTGCCGTGATATTCTCGATTCGAATCATGGTTACCTACCTAGAATTGCCGATGCCAGGGAACGCGTGCGTGTCCCTTCCGCCTCAGCAGCTTCAGTTGTCGTTTCCTGTGCGCCCTGGTTCGTCTCGCCTGCCACCGATGCCTGAGTAGCTGGAGCGGGAGCTTGGTAAAATTGCTGAACGTTGGTGTAGATCAGCTCTACTGATTCCACCTTCTGCAATGACAGCTCGAAGCGGATCACCTCAAACTGGTTGTCCCGACTGACAGACAGTGATGTAATCGCCATGTCCTCATGCGTTCGATAGGCTGCATCCACACTGATCAACTGCTTCCCGTAATAGATCGCCTCAATGAAGTCGATGAACTGCTCACGTAGAGGCTTGGCGGTCGCCTGAGGGTTGAACGCACCGAAGGCATTGCGCCCGATATTGATTAGACGGTCTGCCCGATCCACCGCATCCATGACACTTTGCCCGATGGACTGAATCTTGTTGAGTTGTGCCTGGGTACGGTTGGGCAGCAGCGCTGTCACCTGACCCACCGCGCTATCACTCGGGATGGTGATGGGCAGTGGGGGAGCAAGGCGGATATGAAGGTCCGACACCTCACCGCTGATCGTCATGGTCAGCGGGTTGTTGATGATATGGTCCGTGGCAACCGTACCATCCTCCAGTACCTGAGTCGGCACCTGAGCGGTGTAGTCGGTAGCGTCATTGACCTTGGCGAACAGCGTGAAACCACCGATGCCGACTTCCGTGTCAGCACCACCCTGAAGCGCCTTGTTACGACCGTTGATGTAGTCCCTGATCACATGCCACCTCGATTACTCATGGTGCGAGTGTCTTCCATCTGGCGCTGCAAGGCGTCCTGCACCGCCGCGCCAGCTCGCTCAGGATCGTTGGTTGAAATGTTGATCTCGACGTTCTGGTCGATGTTGCTATTCCATGACTGTTGCGTTGTGGATCGATCAACAGCGGTGTCACGGTCGAAAGGCAGGTTGACGGCCTGCTCGTCTGCCATAGCTGTCCAAGGCAGGTTGACGGCCTGCTCGTCTGCCATAGCTGTCCAAGGCAGGTTGACGGCCTGCTCGTCTGCCATAGCTGTCCAAGGCAGGTTGACGGCCTGCTCGTCTGCCTGCCTTCCCGATGGTGTATTCAACTCGGGTCGATCAGGTGTTACGGTTTGGTCGCCGTCGTCTTCATCATCGCCGCCAATCAGATTGATGGCCCACTGAGGCAAGATGTTCATCATCAAGCCGCGAATGTAGCTTGTCACCCGGTCCCACATACTCATGATGCCATCGAGCATGTCGCTGAACAGACCACGCACGAACTCAACCCATGCCCTGAAGGCTTCTGCCAACTTGTCGAAAGCCAGCATAAAGCCTTCCACCATCAAGCCCGCAACGGCCTCCATGACCGCCTGCGCGCCTTCTGCCAGAGTCATGAACAGACCCCAAGCGAACTCCACCATGGACGCCATGGCGTCACCGATGTGGTCCCACGCTGCACCGAAGTCGCCTTGAATAATGGCGGCAACGGCCTTGAACATGGATTCGATGGAGTCAACAGCCGGTGAGAACACTTCAATGATCAGGTCCACCGTCTCCATCACCGCGCTGACGATGGCTTGTAGTGCGGGACGAATGTCGATGCCAAAGAAGGATTCGAAGAAGTCGGCAATGACGGACTCTCCACCCTGGAAGGCAACGATCAGGTCATCAATGATCAGAATTGCCCCAAGGATTGCCGCTGTCCACAGCACCACAGGGGACAGGATGATGCTCATAACGCCGCCGAAGCCGATGGCGGCAATCTTGGCGATGGCGAAACCCGCCGCAACAGCAGCGAAGATGGGCCACATGCGTCCCAGCATCCCCATGGTGGAAGCCACCACGTCACCCAACCAGTTCAATCCGTTGACGATCAGGTCTTGGTTCGCTTCCAGCAGTGACACGAAGCGTTCTACAAGGTCACCCATCATGGGGGCGAACCCAACAGCCACCATGTTCTGAATACCCTGCATGCCGAAGCGCAGAGTAGTCAGGGAATCGTTGTAGTCGGCTACTGCGTCACCCTGTTCCTGTGTGACAATGCCAAGCCGTTGTGCACGCGCACGCAGCCCGTCCATTTCATCACCGGTGAGGTTCAGCATCTGGATCAAACTGGAGTCGATGCCAAGGGACGCCAAGATGGAGCGCTGCTCGTCCATGGACATCCCCAGCACATCGAACCGGTGACGCAGCTCTTCCAGCATCACGTCTGCTGTCTTCACCTGACCGTTAGCATCACGGATGCTGATGCCCAAGTCTTCAAACGCCTGCTTACCACGACCCATGCCGCGTGCCGCATCACCGATAGAGCGTGACAGGCCAGCGATAGATGACTGTAGCGCTTGGGCACTGGAGCCATTCACCGACGCAACAAAGCCCAGTTCCTGCATGGCTTCAATGGCAACACCGGTCTCCCGCTGAAGCTGCACCATAGGGTCAATGGTGTTGAAGACGGAATTTGCCCACGCAAACATGGCACCGGAGGCAGCGGTGATACCCGCTGCAACCCCTGCAAGTAGTTTGATGGAATTGTCCAGTCCAGCATTGAACTCACGTTGTGGAGCAAGGTTGCCTTGGAAGCTGAACTTGGTGACTACCTCATTTACGACCGCCATTGCGCGATTGCTCCAGCTTGTGATGCTCAATGTCTGCCGTGATCATCTCGAACTCAACGATGTCCAGCAGCTCAGGTGTGTCCAGTTCTTGCAACTCCTTCAGTGTACCGTACCCGGCCTTCACCAGCGCCAGGTACGTAAACATTTCATCGCTTACATTGGTTTTTTGGATGAAGTTTTCGGAGCCTGGACGCCTTGGGATTGCGAGCCTGTAGCGCTCGCGGGCATAAAAGGGTAGCTGATCACCGCCAGAGCCGTACTGA